GCGTATACTGCGTCTCAACCATGGAGGCGCAGTATGGCTATCATCACCGTTCCCGGCCCGATCAGCGGTAGAGGCTATCGGATCAACATCCTCGGGGACACGCCCACGGTCGATGAGCAGCAGCGAATCGACAGCTTCATCAGCCAGACTGAACAGGGCTTCCAGACAGATTATGAGCAGAGATACGGCTCTCTCGGCTACGACGAAGGCTCGGGCCTTGGCAACATCCTCGGGGAGATACCCAAGGGTCTGGTTCGCGGTGGTGTTGGCATTCTGGAGACAGGTGCCCTCGGTGCCGCCGCCCTGCTCCCTGAGCGGCTTGAAGATCCGACGCGGGAGGCCATCCGCCGCACGTCATACAACCTGTCGCCCCAAGCGGATATCGGGCTCGAAGACAACCTCGTAGGCACGCTGTCGGAAGGCGTCGGCTCTTTCGGCGGTATCGTTGGGGCCACGCTGATAGGCGGCCCCGGTGCCGGTATCGGGCTCGCGGCTGCGGCTGGTGCAGGTGAAGCATCTGAACGGGCCCGTGCGGCCGATGCCACGGTAGACGAGCGCAGTCTCTCGGCTGCGCTGGGCCTCATCCCCGGTTCGTTCGACTTCATCCCTGTCTCACGACTGACCCGTCGCCTTGGGCTTGCAACAACGCAGGGGCTGAAAGGCTCACTGGGCCGTATCCTCCAGCAGAGTGGCGAAGAAGCACTGCAGGAAGCCGCGCAGGAAGTGGCGCAGAACCTCATTGCTCAAGGCGTCTATGATCCAGAGCAGGACGCCCTTGGCGGGATCGGCGAGGCTGCGGCGCTGGGCGGCGGTGTCGGTGCCATTGTGGGAGCGCTCGTTGAGCTGGTATTGCCCGGCAGGCGGCGCGGTGCCAGCGCCGCTGCGGCAGCGCCTGTTGTCCCCCTCGCAGAAGCTGGTGTGCCACCAGAGGCAGGTGCTGTCGATCCCCTTGCAGAGGGCCCCATTGCAGAAGAGCCGTTCGACGACGAGCAGATGCTCCTGCCCACGGGCATGGAGATGCGGCCGGCCGTTGCGGGCGATGCCTTCGGGGCGCTGACGCAGCTGCAGCAAACCCAAGAGACAGCGTTTGCACAGGCGGAAGCCTTCGGGGTGCAGAGACGGATCTTGGCCGACGCTGCCAAGGGCAAGACCGCAGCGGAGAGCGCCAAGGATCTCGGGGACACGATCAAGGACCTGACCCGCAACGCTGCAAGGAACGAACGCATCCAGCTCCGAAACGAGTTCGTGCAGCAGGTACGGAATCGTATCGGCGTGCCCTCGGCCGAAGATCCAGTCGCGCTCTCTGCATGGCAGGCCAACACCACGGCGTTCCTTGGGGCCGAGAAGAAGCGATCTGGCCCTGACGTCGAGAGGACCCCCGCTCCACAAGGGACGCAGCTCACCCCCGCGGAGCAGGCTGCCGTAAAAGACGCAGTGGCGCCCGCCCCGGAGGCGCAGATCGAAGAGCCAGCACAGGCTACGCCCGTTGTCGCGCCAGTTATCGCTTCCGCTGATGCCATCGCTGCAGAGCCTGAGGCAGCCCCAGAGCAGTTGTTCACTCCGGCGTTCATGCGGTCTTTCGGTTTCTCCAAGGGGGCCGCCCCCACCAAAGCAGCTGAAAACACCTCGGCACTGGGCGGCAAGCCCCTGTCTGACCCCGGCGTGCAGGAGCTCCTCAACAAGCTGACGACCAACGAATTTGTGCCGCCCGAGAGACAAGAAGCGATCCGTGCGGCGATGGCACCTGCTCCGGCACCTGTGGTCGAGCCGCCTGTGGCACCTGTTGCCGAAACACCTGCGCCCCCGCCCCCAGCCGCGCCTGTTGTGCCTTTGCCTGATTATGGGCCCATGAGCGGCACCATCCCCGGCGCTGCCTTGGGCACGGCTGGGCAGACTATCCCGCAAGGGGTGCGTGGCACAGCTTCGGCACCGGTGCCATCGGCGGCGATATCCACATCGGCCGCACAGCCGAACGATAGCAGTGCGCTTGGCGCTGAGATCGCAGCACGGGTGCGAAGCGCAATGTCGCAGGCACAGCAGGACTTCCTTGGGCTGAACGAGGTGGCCGACCGTCCCGATGTCACGGACTCCACAGACAAGAGCCTGATCCTCTCGCTGCTCACGCGGCGCGGGGCCAAGACCCCAGAGGAGAAAGCGGCAAAGAAATTCTTCTCCAAGTTCACCAACCCCACAGAGGCGATGGAAGAGATCGCATCACAGTCAGTGCTCGCCCCCAAGACTTTCGACAAGCGCGGGGACAGCCCCGTGGCTTCTGCGTTCTATGCAGGCATGGGGCAAGACGCAGCCATGTTGGCAGGCAAGTGGGCACTCACACGGATGTCGCCCCCGGTGCGGGCAGCGTTCCGCAAAGCCCGGCAAGACGCCCGGATGTCAGGGGTTCGCATCTCTGTGCGCGGCAAGCGCGGTGCCGACCCGGTTGCTCAGACACAGCAGGCTCTTGAAGCTGAGGCAAAGCAGAACGACGATATCTTGGCGGGTATGCCTGTTACGGTAGGGGCCGTGCGCGGCGCCCTCGCAGCGGGACAAGCAGAAGACAGTGCGGCAAGAGCCCTCGGGGCCACAACCCTGCCGCCTGCGCTCCAGACGCCCGCGCCCACTGGCCGCGACACCACACGGCTAAAGGGTAAAACTGGCTTCGAGGTGTTCCTCGGCGACATCTATACCAAAGCGGAACAAGAGGCTCTGTCAGACGCGGACATGATGGAGATATACGACGGGTGGGCCTACTCCAAGCAGCAGGGCTTTGCCCTCAAGACCGACGCCGCCACGGGGCTCGACCGCCCCATACTGCCAAGCGTGCGACGCCTCCTGATCGGGGGCAACCTGAAAGGTGCCCTTGAAGCCATAGCGGCCACTGCCGAAAGCTCTGGCGTGGCGCGCATTGCCCGGTCGCTGTCCCGCGTGACTGGCACGACGAAGGTGGAGTTGGTGAACGATCTCACGGCCGAGGACGGATCACCCGCCTCTGGCAAGTTCGATCCGGCGACGAACACAATCTCACTCGACGTGAACACGGGCCTGAACTTCCACACGGTGCTGCACGAGATGACACACGCGGCGGTGTCCACGACGCTCTCCAAGCCCGGTCACCCGCTGACAATGCAGCTGAAGACGCTGTTCACCAACACGAAGCCCGGTCTGGGGGCGGCCTACGGCACCACAAACCTGCAGGAGTTCGCCGCAGAGGTGCTGGCCAGCGTCAAGTTCCGCCAGTCTCTGGCCCAGCTGAACGAGCGGGGGAAGAACATCTCCGCGCTGGACCGGGTGCTGCATGCCCTCAGCAACTACGTGCGCCGCCTGCTCGGCATGAACCAGCGCATCATGGGCTCCGCCTTGTCCCGGGGTGACGAGATCATCATGGGGATGCTGGCGCCATCGCCTGAGTCGCGGAACTCCGGTGCCCTCTACATGGCACACCGTAAAGGCACCGAGAAGCGCCTGCTCTCCAATCTGGTGAACGCCGACACGGTGGAGGCGAACAAGGCGCGCATGGGCAGGCTCACGGAGATCCTGACTGATGCGGGCGCAGAAGCGAGGCTCGGGACCAATTCCTTGTTCAAGGAGGCTGTGCTGCGCCTGACGCCCCTGCACTATCTGGTGCAGGTGGCTGAGCCATACTTTCCGAGCGCGCCCCGGCTGAACGAGCTGGTGAACGAGGCCAACGGAGAAATCGCGCGGGTGCTCGAGCGGACAACGGCCCTGAACAACAAGATAGGCCAATGGGCCAGCGGCAACCGCGACCTCGTGGACAGGTTCAACGCGCTCATCAACTACTCCACGCTCTATCAGGTGGACCCCGAGATCACCGGGGCTGCCGCCTTGAAGGCATATGGGTCCGACACAGACCGGATGCAGCAGTACCGCGCCGTGATGGCCGACTGGAACGCCGTGGGCCCTTCGGGGCAGGCCGAATACCGTGGTCTCCGCAACGTGTTCCGCACGCTGCATGCTGACCTCATGACGGCGCTCGATGCCCGCCTCGAGTCGGCCATCCCTGACGCACAGGTTCGATCACGGGTGCGGAACGACCTCTACAAGCAGCTCACCGCGAAAGACCAGCTTTCCGTTTACTTTGCACTGGGGCGGAGCGGCGACTATTGGCTGTCCTACAACGCCTACGACCCCCGTAGCGGATCGGTCGAGTATTTCGTCGAGGCGTTCGAGACGCAGACAGCCCGTGCCCGTGCACAGACCGAGCTGGAAAGCGATCCCGCGACACAGGCCACCAACTTCAAGCAGATGCTGCGGCTCGACAGCGACGGCTTCGCCAACGCGCCACCGGCATCGTTCGTGGCAAAACTCAACAACCAGCTCCGGGCGGCCAATGTGGACGAGGATACTGTTCGGCTGGTCACCAACCTCTACCTCGACACGGTGCCGGAAACGTCGTTCCTGCAGTCCTACCGGCAGCGGAAAGGCACGTTGGGCTTCAACAAGGACGCGATCCACACCAACACGACGAAGGCCAACACGCTCGCGCGGAACATCGTTCGGCTGAAGTATGGCTCGAAGTTCGCCGCGCTCAAGAGCCGGTTCGCTGGAGAGGCCCAGCAGGGCGGGATCTCGGAGACGCCCAAGATCAAGCAGCTTCGCGATCAACTTGACGCGTTCGCTGATTTCGGCACGAACCCTGATCTGCCGGGCTGGTCACAAACGCTCCGGTCGGTTGCGTTCAACATGACCCTTGGCTTCAACATCTCGACAGCCATGCTGAACCTCATGCAGATGCCCATGATCGGCCTGCCCTTCCTCGGTGCAAAGTACGGCTACCGGGAGACCACGCGTGCCATGGGCGCAGCGACACGGTTGATCGCAGGGAGCGGCATGATGCGGGAGATCGACGCCTACAACCCCGACGGCACCGGGCTGGTGCGGGAGCGGGTGGCTGCACAGCCCTCGCTGGAGAACTATGACTTCAACAGCCCGGATCAATCGGACGAGATGAAGAAGCTGCGATACCTCGTGGAGGTCGGGCGAACCAATGGTCAGTTCAACAGGTCCATCACGTTCGACATCATGGACATCGACGGCACGAAGGCCGTCTCGGAGAAATTCAACCGCGCAACAGGCTGGATGCTGCATCACTCGGAGCGCGCCAACCGGGAGGTCGCACTGGCATCGTCCTACTTCCTCGAGCTGGGCAGGCTTGAGGCGGCGGGCACCGCGCTCACCCCGGACGTCATGCGCAACGCTGCCAAGCAGGCCGTCTACCTCACAGAGATGATAAACGGTGGGACCGCGGCAGCGTCCACCCCGCGCATTGCCCAGAATGGGCTCGGCTCCGTCGTGTTCATGTACAAGCGGTACGGGGTGTCCATGTACGCCTTGCTGTTCGATACTGCGAAGCGGGCACTCAAGGACCAGTCCCCTGAAGCAAAGATGATCGCCGCAAAGCAGCTGGGCGGCCTCTTGGGGGCCACAACACTCTTGTCCGGTGTCGCAGGTCTGCCCGTATTTGGGGTGGTCGCACTGCTGTACAACCTGCTGTTCGCCGATGACGACGAGCCCCGGTTCGAGTCGGTTGTGCGGGAGGGGTTGGGTGACGGCATGTACAGGGGGATACTCGACTATACCCTTGGCGTCAGCGTCGCGCCCCGCGTGGGTCTGGCAGATGTGCTCTTCCGGGAGCCGATGATCGACAAGGACCAGTCCAGCCTGTGGACCCTCGCCGAAGTGTTCGGCGGCCCTGCCGTCGGCACGTACATGAACCTCGAGCGCGGCATCAACGACATGGCTTCTGGCGAATGGCAGCGGGGCATCGAGTCGGCCTCGCCCGCAGCGCTCCGGTATATCTTGAGGAGCGGGCGGTACGCAAACGAGGGGTCACTGACCCGTGCCGGAGACAGCATCGTGGAAGATATTCACCCCGGCCACCTCCTCGCGCAGGCCATCGGCTTTGCGCCCGCAGAGATCGTCGCTACGCAGGAGGTCAACTCTGCACGCAAGCGGTTCGAGCGCGGCGTCGTGGAGCGGCGGTCGGCTCTGGCAGATCGCTACGAGATGGCACTGCGTGAGGGCAACCGAGAGGCACTGCGTGAGCTGATGGAGGACATAGCTGCCTACAATGAGGATCACCCGTATTTGGCGGTGGATCGCGAGTTCCTCGCAAGCTCCATGCGGAGCCGGGACAGCACCAACGAGCGGACCTTCAACGGGGTGTCGTTCAACGCGCGACTGGTGAACGAAGTGCGAGCCCGGTTCACCGACTACCAAGGATGAAAAAGGCCCGCTCTTCGGGGAGGAAGAGCGGGCTAGGCGGTCCACTGGGAGGGGCGACAGAAAGAACAAGGGGGTTCCGTCTAGTGGACTATATCATGGGGTGCGCCATATACGCAACCCCAAAATGTGGTCTTTGAAGGCCCGGCGGCAGGCGACACGGATCTCCAAGCGCCGGGCGATCTCCTCTGCCTGCAACTGGCAGGCACGGGCGTCTATGCAGGGCACGAACACCGACATCCCCGGATAGAGCTCCTTCCAAGGGACGACGATCCTCAGTCCGTCGGGGCAGAGGTCAAGTAGGGTCCGCACTGTCATTGGGCGCCTCAAACTCCATGGGTATCTTCAGCACATCCACCGGGGGCAGGTTCATCGAGGTGCCTTTGGACAGCCGCACGCGCATCTTCTGGGCCTTCACCTTCTTTGTCAGCTCCCCTTGCACCGACGCATAGTTGATCTGCTGTTCGGACAGCCACTCCTTGAACGGCCGGATCAGCAGGTACAGCTGCTTGAGGTCCGTCTCGTACCGCCCAGCAAAATCAGTACTGCGGGGCATCTGCTCAGGTATGGCCATGTGCTCCATGGTGGCGGCGGTGTGCTTGGCCCGGAGGTCTATGGTCGATTTGATCTGCAGGATGCGGCCCCAGTTTTCGTAGACATACTCGTTGACCAGCGCCACGGCATCAATCATGAGGTCGCCGCTTGCCTGCTGGTTCGGGCGCAGCACCTTGAGCACGGCGTAGTCCCGAAGGGCTTTCACGTCGTAGTCGAGCAGGCCGAGGTGGTTGCAGATCACTGCGGCCGCGATGGCCGCCGCCATGGCAGACGACCAGAAGCGGTTCTCTGGTCCCAAATTCGCGGCGGTGTCGATCTGGCGCTGGATGGTCTGCACCAGTATCTGGACCTCCTGCAGGTGCTGCAGGACATATTGCACAAAGGGCACACCGGCATGGCCGTAGTGGTTCAGCAGATCCCTGCTGAACTTGTCGGTCTCTTCCTTGCCAGACTTCTCTGAGAACAGCCGCCCCACTTCGATCTCGAGCACCCGCTGGGCCTCCGCTTTCGGCATTGCCTTGGCGCTGGCCACCTTGTCGATCAGGCTGGCATTGCCAGAAGTGATGAACAGAAGGTTCCATGGGTCCCCACGGTAGCGCTCGGCGTTGCCGCTGGACGACATCCTGTTCCGTTGCTGGCCCCCGGTCGCTTGGTAGATCAGGTCTGAGGCATGGTCGGCGCGGATGTTAGTCACCTCGTCCATGCACACGGGGATGCTGTGCATCACGTCGGCGCGGTTCATGCGGGAATTGTGAGTGTCCCGCTCGTCGATAATCAGCTTCTTGGGGTTCCCCCAGATCGACAGGGCCGCGAGCTGGGCCGTCGTCTTTCCGAAACCGGAGTCCTTGGACCACAGGTGCAGGAGGGCCGCGCTCTCTGGCAGGAACTTCATCAGGGCCGACCCGAACCCGGCACAGACAATCAGCTGGTGCAGCTCGAAGCCGGGCTTGTTGTAGAACGCCATCGTCTCCTTCCACCCCTCTAACGTCCCCTTGGGGGCGAAGAACTCTGTCAGCCCGCGCGTGCCCGCAGCGGGGGAATTGTGTTCGACCCGATCAGCTTGGACAACCTTGTCGCCCAGCACGAACCCGTTGAACTCACCGATCCAGCCGAACTGACGGTGGGCATTGTCTGCTTGTGATGTCTGTTGCAATTCTCTCACCCATGATTGTGTGTACTGCATAAGTGCGTCCACTTCTTTGTTGATGGCGGCCACGCCCTGCATCGACAGGGCCCGGCGAAATTCTTCTTTCGAGGTGACCGCCGAGAGAGGCACAACGAACGTGCGCGGGCCATCTTGGGGCAGGTGGCACCGCATCTCGACAACCTCCCCCTGCTCAGGGTCAACCAGACGCCGTATCACATAGATATCGTGCAGCCATACCAGCTTCTCATCCGGGAGGCCGTCAGCGTCTGTGGTCTTGTAGTATATGCCTCCGTTTTTGCCTCGGGTGTATGGGTCTGGCAGGTCAGGGAAGTCCGTCGAGTCGTCGGGGGGCGCCTTCGCCCCTGTTGGCACCATCGACAGCTTCACCGGCCCCTCGGACTCGACCAGCGAATTTCCCAAGACGATAGGCGACTTGATCTTGCCCCAGTGCGGGCAGCCTTCGCAGCCGCCGGGGTTCAGCTCGTCAAACCGCACACAGAGATAGGGGCCCTTGATGTGGGACGCCTTGCGCGCTGTGTCTTCGGCGTCGTACTCCGGGTGGCCTGACGACAGCCAGTGGATTGCCTTCTGCTCGGCGCAGTGTGCCGCGATAGACAGCCCGGCCCGCCACAGGGGTTCTGGCACTTCGGCGGGGCTCGCCAGCATGGCGCCTATCTGTGCGCAGCCGGTGCCTGCAGCGGTCTTGCGGGCGATCTTCTTGAACGATGCCTCTATGTTGCCCCGGAGGGCGTCCATGACGGTGCTGGTGCCTGCCGTGGCCTTTGCCGCCGCCGAAACTGCTGCGCCGGGGTCAGCGAACAGCCCTGAGGGCACAGCGATTGTCGAGTGGGGCGCCACGCACGCATCAAACATCTCCAGCGATGTCTTTGCGTGCTCCCCATTGGCCAGTATCCCCACCGGGTTCGGAGGGTCGTCCTTGTAGTTGTGCGTGCCGGGCACGCGCAGGACCCGCGCGGCGTCCGCCGTAGCGGTCGTGTCGCAGCTGAAGCCCAGTGCCTTGCAGGCCGACTTGAGCCGGAGCGCCACAGGTAGCCAGCTCGCATAGGGCACCGCATCGGTGAGCGGCCAGTACACATGCAGGCCCCGGCCGGAGTTCACGATGATCGGCTTGGGCAGGCGCAGCTGCCTGACAAAGCCACGCAGGCTCCGCAGGGCAGAGACTTGGTCCGGGTAATCCTTGCCCGCCCCGCAGTCCAGATCGAGGAAGAAGGACCTCAGCTCGGCGACGTTGGCCGCCTCACGGCTTTCGTCGGAAGCAAAGCGCCCCAGTGCGAAATAGGCGTCCCTGCCGTTGGCGTCGAAATTGTTTGCCGCATGGATTGCAGCCTCGGGGGTCGTGTAGAATTTCTGGATGCGCTTGCCCTTGGCCGGGCCCAGCGCGAGGACACTGTAGTACCCGGCAGCCCCAGTGACCTGCCGTATAAATTCTAAGGTTTCCATAGCCGCCACTCTTGGATAATGGCCCGCTGAGGCTGGTTTTTTTATTACCTCAGCGGGCTTGCTTCAGTGACTCGCGACCTTATTTGTCGTCGTCGTCATCGTCCTCGTCATCCCACTGGCCAATGATGCCAGCCAGATCCGTCTTGGTCTCCGCGGCACGCGTGGCCTTGGCGGTGCGCTTCACAGGCTCTTCTTCCTCTTCGTCCTCGGCCGGTGCAGACTTGCGCTTCACAGGCTTTTCTTCCTCGTCCTCGTCCTCGTCCTCGACTGGCGCGGGCTTGGGCTTGGGCTTGGGCTTGGACTTGGGCTTGGGATCTTCATCCTCGTCGTCGACCGGGGCAGCCTTGACCTTGGCCTTTGCCTTCGGTGCAGGGGCTTTCTCCTTGACGCCATCCATCTGCGACACAGTCATCGCGAGCGCTGCCTTGGCCTCTTCGCTGTCCCGTGCAGCCACCGCCACGCGCAGCTCGTCCTCGTCGAGGGGGCGGAGCGGCTTGAAGTACAGCTTCGGCGTCTCGGTATCTTCGTCGAAGGACACCTCTGTCACGATGGCTGTGATCGGCGTGTTATGCGTCCCCAGCAGCTTCGCATAGGCCTGCATACCCATCAGGCCCTTCTGGACCTCGCCAAAGATCGACGTGGCGGGCAGCTGCAGCTGGTACACAACGTTGTCTTCGTCGCCCTCCAGCACCACAGCAAGGCGCTGGCTGAACCGGCACGCGCGGCGGTCGCCCTGACCGGAGCCCTTGATATTCATCGGGCAGGTTGAGCAACTGTCCGACATCTTGGTGTCTTCGGGCACGTCAGGGCTCGGCACCCGGGTGTCGGCCGACCAGCATGCCGGTGGCGCAGAGTTGTTCGGGTCATAGACACCCTCGTAGTAGGTACGCGCCAGCGGTGCTGCGTTCACGATGATAAGGTTGATTTTGTCGCCCTTGAACAGGCGCGCCTGCGTGCCGCCGATGATCTCGCGGAAGCGGCCGCCCTTGATGCTGATACGTGGGCCGCCACCACCGCTGCCCGCAAGCGTCTTGTTGGTCTCCAGCAGGGATTTGAACAGGTCGCTGCTCACCAGCGAATTGCCGTCGCCCCCGAAAAGGGTCATTGCGTCACTCATTGTCGTCTCCAGTGGTTGTGGGTTTCTCTTGCGCGGCCTCTTCGTGGGCCTGAAGCGCGGCGGCTACCGCAGACAGGTTGAAGCGGTATATAGAACCCATCCGGATATAGCTATCCTTGGGAACTGCACCGCTTCGCACCCAGCTGCGGAAGGTGGAGAGTGACACCTGAAAATGCTTCGCAGCATGCTTCAGCGTCACATAGGAGGGTTCGGTAGGCATCAGGCTTTCCTCACAGAAATGTTGTACTCTGAGTCGACGTTCAACGCCGGGAGAGTGATTTCAGGGTTCTCCTCGATATACGTCCGTACCGCAGTCTGGTTCAGGCGCTTTTCGAGGAACTCGGGCAAACCGCGCTCCATGATGAAGGCGTGCATGGCGGCCCAATCTCCGGTCCAATACCGGGTCTTCAGGGAGCGGTAGAACATCCCATGCTGCGTGCGGACAGAGTCCACCCCGTGCTCCTTGCAATGGTCCAGCAAAGCGCGCTTGATGATGTCCATCTGTTCGGTGAGGGCCTTCTCCTCAACGTCATACGCCGCCTTCAGCTTTGCCTTCGCATCGCGGATGCGAACGTAGGCTTTCGTCATCTTGCCGACCTGTGCGGTCTCCGTTGTATCGGATGTCATTTGAGGTTCTCCAGTGGCTATAGCGCTTGTTTAGTGGTGCGCAGTTGTTTAGTCAAGCATTTGTTTGTAGAGGGTCGTAAGTTTCGTGTGGTTCCCTTCGCGTGCGTCCAGCATATCGTAGATGTGCCTCTCGACGGCCGACCCCTGCAGCTGCACCACCGTGCACTTGTGGGTCTGGCCAGAGCGGTGCACGCGGGCGTTCGCTTGGGTATAGATCTCCAGCGACGGTGTTGGCCCCCACCAGACCACGGTGTTCGCCGCCGTCAGGGTCACACCATGCGCTGCAGCCTGTGGCTGGATCAGCAAGACCCGCGGGTCTGCCTCGCGTTGGAACTTCTGGAAAATCTCCGTGCGTTTGCTCACAGGCACGTCGCCCCGGATGATGCCTACAGAGTATCCATCGGCCCGCATCTTCTCTGCCAAGATGTCGGTGATGTGCGTGTATGGGACAAACACCAAGACTTTCTGGGTGGTCTCCGCGATGACCTCTTTCAGCACCGCGTATCGGTTCCCGATGTCGAACTCCAGCACGTTGCCGTCATCGTCGTACACGGCGCCAACGCTGATCTGGATCAATTTATTCATGCCCACTGCAGCGTTCACCGCGGTCACCACTGACCCCGATGTCTCCAGCAGAAGGTTCTTGCGCAGCCGCTCGTAGTAGACTTTCTGCTGCTTGGTGAGCTCGACCGTGCGCTTGACGTAGACCATGTCGGGCAGGTCCATGCACTCGGCTTTGGTAAACCGGATCGCAGGCTGCAGGGCCTTGTGCACGATCAGGGCCGACTCCTTCCGGGGCACCCACTTGAACTGGGTCACCTTGAACAGCACCATGTCCTTGAAGGAGCCGAACGTGCGGGGCACCCCTGTCGGGTTCACCAGCTTCGCCAAGCCGTAGGCGTCCTCTGGCCCCTGTGCGGCGGGGGTGCCGGTCATCATCCACAGCCATGCGTCCGG